AAGAATTAAAGAAAGCGTATGTGTAATCTAATTCTGCACCCTTCATACTACCTGTATCATCTTTAAACTTTAATTCAGGATATGCCTCAATAAGCTTTTCAATAACCGATCTCTTAATGCACATAAAACCAGTACCAGCATCATGAACAGAAATTGCACCATTATCTGTTTCAATTGTATTATTTCCAGCTTTAACTGGATTTACCACAAATCTTGTTGATTTCTTTGCCAATTCTTCTGCAGAAACACCCTTATTAACATTTTCCACAACTTTATCCCAGTTGATATCCTTAATCGGATAAGATCCAGTAACAATTTCTTTATCATGCCAGAGAAGCTTTACGATATCTTCAGGTCTAAACGCAAGATCAACATCAAGAAAAATCAAATGAGTAAACTGTGGATTAGCCATAAACTTAGCAACAAGATTATTCCTGGCTCTATTGATAAGTGAATCAGTAATCGTACTCACTGCAAATTTGCAATTGATTTCTTTTAGGTACATTACGGTCTTCATGAAAGACATAAAGAAAGGTTCAGTCAATGACCTATCATAACATGGAAGCCCAAACATTGGACACCACGAATCAATATCTTCTCTATCAATTTCAATATTCTGTTGTTCAATTTCTAATGTCATGCATCAATTATGACATAAAAAAAAGTCCCCCGCAGTTTATGCGGGGGACTTTATGGAATGATTTTTTAAATGTTTATTTAGATACTTTTGTCTTTGACTTCACGCCAGTAACTTCACTTGTATTTGCAGAAAGTTTATCTGCACTAATGCCAGTGATCTTTTCAGTTGTCACACCAGTTGCTTGAAAAAATAGTGTTTCATTAACCGAATCAAAACGGATAACAATTTTGTAACCCAACTTCTTAGCCTGAGCACGAATTCTCTGTTGCATTGAATTGTAAGCATTGCCAGGCTTAATACCAACAATATTAAATACTGCATTGTTGTTTACCGACTGCTTAAGCGCATCAATAATCATATTCAATTCTTCAGACTTACGACCTGCTCGTGAAATTTCAGGAAGCTTATCTACTTTGTTTACCATGAATGTTGACATATTATTTCTCCTATTTATGATTTGTAGTGTAAGGACTGGCGATTTACCCGCCCTTGTTTCGTTTGTAACGATATCAGCTACATGATACAAAAACCTGTTCTCAGGGTAGAAATATATAATTTTTTTTATTTCTTATTTAAATCTTTGTCATTAACAGGTGAGGAGTTAAGATAATCACTCAAAAATTCTTTTAACTTTTGATTTTCAAGTTTTACGACAGTAAGCTCCATGTTTATGGCAGCCATTTGCATTGCCATAGTGTTAATAACTTCTTCATGAGTAACCTTTAGATTTTCTAGAGATTTTCCAACCATTGTTCTGCATCCACCTTTGTTTCACCATATCCTGGAACGAATTGCCCAAGATTATCATTATACACTCTTACAGTCCCAAATTCAGGCATATCCTCATTATCTTCATAATACTTATCTGGAGCGAGGATTTCTATTTCCACTTCCGCATCAATTGCCATATTTTCAATACAAACAAATGTTGCACCAGTAACAGCATCAGCTAAGTCTTTTGATCCAGAGTTTGGGTGATCAATTTTATTATTTCCAAATAATTTAAGCTTTAATAGCTCTTCCTCAACTAATAGCTCATTCCAATAACCACGCAATCTCGTATCGTAAATGGCAGTCATTAAAGTATCATAATCCGTTTTCTTTACGGAATGGAAATCAGCATTGATACCTTGAGATCTCAAGCTTTGAATCATTTCAATTGATTGCCAACGGTCAAATGTAACTTTTGCTACATCAAATTTCCTACACAAATCAACAATCATTTGTCTAATTGAAGCAAAGTTAATTTCTTTGTTAACAGAAGCTTCCCATGAATAAACAAGATCAACATTAACTACTGGCAATTGTTCAACACCATTTAATGTTTTAATTTCTTTTAATCCAGTACAATGCACCATACTAAGCGCAGCTCTATCTCGCTTTAATGCCAAGTCAATATGAATAAATCTAACTTGACCATCAGTATTATTAAACCAATTTTTAAAATTACCATTCTCATCAATTGGGTCTTCACCATACATAAACGCTTTCCTTACCAGATCTGGATCTCTAAAGTAAGCATCTTCCATGTTTGGAGGTTCACATTCAAAACGACTTCTAGCTTCAACAGGATTTCTAACATATTCCGATTCTAATTGCTCACGCTTAATCGTAGGATTAACTTCCCATGTTGCAGCTTTAATTGACCAAGTTTTTGGTTCTTTCTTTTCTCTAGAATTAATATATCTCTGTTGAATAAAGTCACCTTTATAACGAGGGAAAGACAAAAGAATTACTTTACCTATTTCTGGGAAACGAGACATAATAGAAAGCTTAGACATATTATAAATTGCAGACGCAGATCCTTTTGATCTCGTTTCTCCACGCAATTCCGCATCAGTTTTAAAAGCTGCAATTTCATCCAAAATGATTGTCATTACTTCATAACCTTCCCAACCTTCAGATTCAGAGTGACCAGAAAAACATCTAACAGGGCGTGAAAAGAAAAATATTTCTGATACTCTTGGTTCAAATCCAACTCTATTAAAATAAGGAGATCTTAATAATAAGTTTTTAAATGGTTCAAAGAATACTCTTTGTGCTTGTTGAGCATTAACAGCAAGGTTAAGCAAGTCTATATAAACACCATGAGCCTTACCGTAATAAATTAATGGATCTCTAAGGCAATGAATTAGATATACTGTATACGCCATAGATATTCTTGCACAATGGTCTTTTCCAGAACCTTTACCGAGCATACAAATAACTTCATTATCTGTATATTCTTTATACCATCTCTTTCCTTCTTCTTCTCCATAAATCGCAATCAATGTACGCTCTTTAAAAATTTGTGTAGAATGTCTTACGATTTCCAATTGAATATCAGAAAGCGGAGGTAAACCTAAATATTCTTTATCTTGTACAAATGTTTGAATATCAACAGGAGTTTCTATAAGATCATCTTGGCGCAAAAGGCGATCAAAGTCTTTTAGCTCAAGATTCATCCCCATGAATTCGCTCATGATTGATCACCACCTTGAGATATTGGTTGATCTGAGTTTTTAAAACCTTTATGAGGGGTCAAAAGGGGTCTCATTGTATAAACCTTTATGGTAGGGGTGTCGGTCATCACTATGCATCCGCATTCATAATTTCAAATGCGATTTCTAATTCCTTACGAACCTCATTTGCAATTTCTGGATGTAGACCAATGACATCACGCAGCACTTTGGATAGAATTTGATTCACATTCTCTGCCTTCTGCATTCTTGCAATGTACTGGTTGTCAGTCGTATTGCCAGTTAATAGTTTATGCAGTTGTGCTTTTTTAGTAGCTAATTCACCCGCAAGTTTAATTGCTTGAATTCTTGCAGGAATCATTCCATGATCGGTTGCAATATTAACTGTTTCCCAAGCTTCTTTGCTTAATTGATCAAACTCTTGCAGCGCTTTAATTGTATTAAATTGCAGCTTCTCAAGAAAATATGGATCATCCTCAGCCTGGCGATTAAGAATCTTCTTGTACTCTTTTACATGATTTTTTGTTTTATCAATAGGCAATGAAAGAAGAGTTGCTATTTCAGAATAAGTATAGCCCTTTACATAGAGCAAACCAACTTCTTCAACTTTCTTTAACTCGTCTAGGAGAGTTTCTCCTTTGAATACTTCAATATCTGCCATAATCTATCTACATAGTCCTTTGAAACTTTTTCCCAAGTCATATTCTCATGAATATACTGGGCAGAAGCAAATGTCTTATTAGACACTTCTTCATAGTTGTTTACAACATATAACATTTTATCACATAAATCATCAAAATTTGGCTTTGCCCATAATCCAGCGCCTTCGTATATACCACTCATCTTTTCATTACTCCACTCATAATCAAGAGGAATAGACATATCCGCAAACTCTTCACACGCTGTTGCGTTAGTGCAAATGGTTGGAATACCTTTTGCTATAGATTGAAATGGGATCAAACCCCACCCTTCACCACTGGTTGGGTACAATAGGCAATCAGCGCAATCATAAATACGACCTAGCTCTTCAGTGCTAACTTCCCAGTCAATTACTTCTATTTGCGGATGAGATAACCGATCCTTCATGCCATTGCTAATACTCCTGGCATCTGGAGGACCGTTTGATTTATATATCAAGCGATACCCTTCCTTACCGCCAAACACCTTTATAAAAGCGTCTACAGCTGTCTGAGAGTTCTTTCTGGTTGAAGGAGAGCCAATGCTTAAGAATGTAAATGGAGCATGTGGATGTCGCTTTACTGGGAAGAATATGTCTGGATTAACACCGAGGTTAAAAGCATATACTGGAACAGTCACTCCAGAATTTATAAATACATCACGCATAAAACGAGATGTAGTCCAAACCTCATTCATTCTATTGCAATCAACAACCCATGAATCTGGTAGCTTATTTGTTTCCCAGTATGTAAGCCCAATTGAGTATATGCTTGATTCTATAAAAAATTCTGGCATTGAGTGATTGATGACGATTTCATCATAAGACTTTCTGGTTGTCATATAACCAAATGAGAAACCATCAAGCAAGGTTTGAATTTCTGACGGAGCAGTAGAGTCATTCTTTCTTATTGGTAAATCGCTCTTTGAGATTTGACCGTACAGGTTATCTGGAACATAGCCATAGCCAACACTTACCGATGCAGCTTGATTATCTGACCATACAATCATTATTCAACTGGATCGTGTTGAGGGAATCTTAGCTCTACCTTAACAGCGTCAGCTTCTTTCTTGAGAGTGTCATAGTCATAACCATGCTCTTTTGTAAACTGAACTCTGTAATTAAACCAGCCTTCAACGCCCTTCCAGAATTTGGAATCAGTTGTCTTTTCTAGTTCAATCAATTCTTCTGGCTCAAGCATGAAGCTAAGAACGCCTAATGGCATATAAACAGTCATGTTGTAGCCTAGATCTTTTCCATTTGTATACTCTTTGAGCAAATCCTGGAACTGCATAATTACCTTTCTTACAGTGTCACCAGTGAAATAATCAATTGAGCCGTTAGCATTTCTAATTCTTGGGCAATAGTCATCTACTGTGGAGATAGTGCCAAATGTTCTGCACACCATTGGTCTGTAACCATAGATGGTACATCCACCTTTGTAGAAAGCACAGAATTGCTTTGACTCACCGCCAGGCTGCCAGGTTTCATCATACATTGCTTTCTTCAAATCTTCAACTACGCCATCAATCCACTCATCAGCAAAAGTCTTACCCTTGTCTTCCCAGTAAAGATAGTATTGCTGTCTTAATTTAAAAGCAATATTTGCACACTCTGTCATATGAATAACAAGTCCGATATGGCAACACTCGCCAGAGCCGAGGCACTTGTATTTTGTTTCATTTTGCTTGGCTTCAATAACTCTTACTTGGTTATACACCATATCAAGCTTTGCAAATGTATAAATATCTTTTGCTGTTACACTTCTTCTCATCTTCCCATCCTTTTTCTTTGTAATTCACTTCTCTTGCGCAATTCTCTTTTACGCTTCTCAGCATCAACTTGAGCCGCCGACTTTTCTCTTTTAGGACCAGCTGTTGTGAGACTTCTTCCTTTTCCTCTAAACTTAAGCAAATCGTATTTCTTTACCCAGTTATAAATAGCCTGAGGAGTAACCTCAATATTATAGCTTTCCTTCAAATGCTTACAGATATCGGTAAGATTCATTCTTCTCTGAACATACATTTCATAAAGAAAAGATTTATCTTTATAGGGTTCATTAGCCATTAACAGACCCCTGTATCTTCTTTAAAGCAAACCATAAGCCAATCCCTGCAGCATCTATAATATCATCATCGTCAATACCAATGTCGCCCTTATCAAAATATTTACTTACGATATTGCGAACTCTTTTCTTTCTTTCGTTCTTTTGCTTAATCTGGAGGGAACCCTTCTCGCCATCATTTTTAAATGCTTCAGTATCCTTCTTTGAAAGATTTTTATATCCGATACCAGACTTCCACATCAACGGGTTGACATCCGAGACCAGGCAGCCTCCAGCGCTGAGTACTCCCCAACTGTAGCCAATAACATACGAGATAATCCTGCTCGTTTCAAAATTTTGTACATAAATAGATTGTTCAATAATCGCATTCTTAGGTCTGTACTCCTTAATTATCTCATTCAAGCCAGTATCAATAGCTTTGAATTTAAGTGAAACATCTTTATCTTTTCTATAATCAATTTTACCATTCGCTACGAGATCAATCTTGTCTAGGGTTACATCATAAATAACCCAAGCAAGAGAATGCGAGGATGGGTCTATAGCAACAATTCGCTCAGATTTAATTGATGAAACAAGTGATCTCACACTCATTCCATACCACGCCTAACATTGTCTTCTGACCAGCCCCAAGAGACAAGTCTTTTTACATAGCGCTCTCTTTTGCAAGACTCACAAATAGTTTCTTTATTATACCTTGATAAAATAGTTTTACAATTTTTTGTCTTACAAGTTCTTTTTTTATTTTTATTAGCCTTTTTTTCATAATAGCTTGCTAATAAATTTCTATTTGTTACAATCTTTCTACATTCTGCGGAACAGTAGATGGCATTGTAAACTTTTGCACAGAATTCTTTTCCGCACTCTTCGTATGCACAAATCCTATGCTCGTCACTAGCCATCTACCCGTTCACATAAATTAAATCTAGAAGGGCTCTTCCCCTTTTCCTTCATAATCCTGTACTCCTTCTGCCCAGCAGAGAGCAGCCAAATCACAAGAGTTACAGTTAGCCGATGTCCTCTTGTAAGGCTGGACAGGAATTTCTTGACTCAAATATGAGCCATAGAACTTCCTATACTTTTTAAATAGTTTGTCAATAAAAGGTTGATCCCGCTCAATAAAGATAGG